TTGTTTTTGAAAACATCGAACCCTTGGCCCTCGAAATCATCGAGTACATTGCGCACCGTTGCGGCATAGTCTTGCGGGTCGACGACCATCGTGTAACGGATGGCATCACCGATTGAATCGGCGGCCTCTTGAAGCGTAACGTTTTTTTCCGCTGCGTCTTGTGCAATCTTTCGCGCGAGTGACTCTCTTTGCTTGAGCCTAAAGTCGAGCATCGCCATCTCTGCGCCGGCCTCATCGGCCAATCGCACCAAATTGTCGGTAATCGGTGGCTCATTGATTGCCGCGCGAATAAATACCGGGTCGGCTGCGTCAACGGCCTCTTGACCATATTGGCGAGCAATGCCGGCGTCAAAATACGGGTCTGTGGCCTCGAAAAGCGGTACCGGTGCCTCGTCAAGTTTGCGTACACGTTTACCAGTCAACGCCAAATCGCCGGGGCCAGTAAAGTTTTGGCCGCGCACCGAAAGCGTCGGGCCCATCTCACCATGCTCGGAAATGATAATTCGACGATAATCAATCTCACGCGCGCCGCGGTCAGAAATACCAAAACGGCCTTCGATTTGTTGGTGAGCTTTTTCTAGATTGTACTCGTCGATGACTTGACCGGGGTCGCTATTACCATAAATCGGCATCTCGCCGCAATCGCATCCCGGGTGAATCGGTAGCAAGTCGCCGCGGGTGTAACGCTGCGTAGACGCGACATAACAAAGAGCGCAATTTTCTGAGCCCGACAAAATCCGCAAATAGCCGACAATATTGTCGTTACGATTTCGCGCGAAAAGCGATGCTTGCCGTCTCGAGAGTTGTACCTCGGTTTGGGCAAGCGTTGAAGCTCTACGGCCACCAAGCTCTAAAGCGTCGTCGAATGAGCGGCCTTGCGCCAAAGCGGTACGCATCTCTGCGAATGGTCTTTGGTAAACCTCTTCGAAAGCGACACCGTTACGCAAAACCGAGGTTTCGAAATCCTCGGGATTGAAGCGCGGCATACGAAACTCTTGGCCGGCCAACCGGGCGCGCTGCGAATGATAACCCCAAGAAAATTGCGCGGCTTGTTGTTTTACCGGCAACATATCCCGGCGCATCGCGTCGAAAAACTCGGGCTTGTTGTCGTCTCGCCAATCCGGCAACGACAAAAAGTTAGCTTTGGCCTGAGCGCCCGCTTGTACTATTAGCCGATTAGAGACCTTTTCATAAGCGCCGTTGAGGTCTTGTAGTAAATCAAAATTAGGCTCGGCCACCGGCAAGACCGCCTAGCGCATCCGCAAGAATTTGCTCACCTCGGCGCTCGCTTTCCATCTCTTCGATTTCAGCGGGCGAGAATTGGCCAATCAAAGACATGCGCTGCCTAAATGGCACATCTTGGAATTTCGAGTTGGCGTCGGCGCGCTCTGCGAGAGAGTAACGCTCGGCCGGTTTCCAAAGCGGCTCTAGGTCGAGCAAGCTTGCGCGCTCGTCGTCGCCCATCCATTTGAACATAAGCGACATCACTTTAGACCAACCCGGTGTTGCGCGTGCGATTCTGTCCTCGGTCTTGAAAACGAGACCCTCGCGTGCGAGCGCTGCGCCCTCTGCCGAGCCGTTAGCGCCCTCGGGGGTCAGATAGTGCATCGGAGTACGGGTAACGGCCGCAAAGTCTTGTATATCGGCTCTGACGGCCTGTAGGATGCCGTTTATGTCGGCCTGTCCGAGCTCTGTCACATCGGCACCCTCGGGAATCATCCACAAAGAGCCGGCCGAGCTTTCAAAGATACCGTTATAGTCGACCTCGTTGCCGTCGGCATCGTGAGTCGGAAAATCGCCCTTCAAAACGCGCTGCCTAAATGCTTGCGTTGTCGCAATCACGAGCCGCTGCAAAATCATATGATTGATACGGTCGATAATGTCAATGTAAGGCTCGTATTCGCCTTTTTCGTCGGCGTTGGTAAATTTGACGATGGGGCACTCGCCCAATGGGTTAGCGGCTGACATGTCATCGCGTAGCTGCCAATCGTCTACATCGTAGATATTGGTCTTACCATCTTTGACAAAGACCTCGATGCGGTCGGCGTAATAAAAATAGGCGTAGTGCAAACCGTATTCAGAGAAAACCTTTACAGCATCCAAAATTTGGTGCGGGTCGGTCGGTGAGGTGCGGGCCAACATCTGCCGCGGGTCTTCAACCGTTACGACCGGGTACTCTGACCCATCGGGGTAACCAACCAAAGCGTAAGCGGTACCGAAACGCAAAAAAGTCGAGTGCAAGTCAGCGCTCAAGTAGTCAAGATGGTTTGCTTTCCACAAGCGGCGGGCCTCGCGGTCGCCGTTGTCGTCATCATCTGCGCCGGTGCGGAAACCGCCAATGACCATACGCTCGCGTACCGCTGCGACGCTCAATTGTGCAAGATTGAGCCGGGCCTTGCGTTGAAAACGACGGTACGAGCGAGATTGACCCTCGGCACCCTCTGGCAACGGGGCATCGCCGTCATAGTAACGCTCGAGCAAGTTTAGATGCGCTTGCTTGCGGGCGAGCTGCTTCAAAAGCATTTGTTGGCTCTTGTCCAATTGAGTGGCCATTTAGCAAATTCCTAACGTATACGTATCGGTACGAATGTAGCGCGTGTAGCCTCACCTTTGGATAACGCAACGAGTCTCGCTTGGTAGGCTAAAACCGCGCTAACCGCGGCATCGATTTTATCTCTTGATTCGGGATGCACTTTAGCAATTGTAATTCCCGAGCGACCGGCTCGCCTTCGAGCATTCAAAACGTGGCGGGAAAGCGCGGGGCCACCGTCATGGGTGAGCTCTTTAGCCTCGACAGCCGAGGCAAATTGCTCAATGGCTCGTACCACAAGATAAGAGCGGTTACCGGTCATCCAAAACTCTATGGGGTGAGATTGTGTCGAGCGCGCCTTTAGCGTCTTCCCGTAATCCGATTCCCATTTGGCAATGTAGCTTTCCCATTTCGCCGGGTCGGCAAACATTCCTACAACTTTATATTTTTCAAACGCTGCGCGCACCGTTGCGTCGACATCGTCAACGGGTACCTCCCAATCGTCGCCATCTGGCCCATTAGGTTGTTCCCATACCTTTATCTCAAAAATGTGGCCATCGGAAACGCGGCAACCAATAAGAGCGGTTGCATCTGTTACGCCGCGGGTACGTTTCCGAGAGCCATCGAAACCGAGAGTTATCTCATCGGTTGGCTTGACCTCTTTAGCCTCATAGCATGCGCCCCATTCTTGAGCTGTGAGCCAAGCGTCGCGCGAGCTAGTCGGTTGGTTGAAATAGTAGCGGCGTGAGTCTTGCGGGTCGTTTCTCGGGTCGTAGATTTCCGCGATAATGCGGTCTAAATCCATCATCTCGGAAAAAGGCCCGTAAGCCTCGACGAGCCCGGCCTTGACTTGAGACTCGTCGGCTAAATCAATATCGGCATCGGCCTCTCGATGGTCGAAAAGCAATCTTGACTTGCGAGTCTTTTTCTCGCTAATCATTTTTGCGAGCTCGTGAGTTTCCTCGGCCACCGATTTTTCGCCCGGCATATACATGGTCGACGTTTCGAGCGACCAAGGCTCGGCAATCTTACGCTTGGCCAGATTACGCCGTACTGTCTGATACATGCGCTTGAGCTCGGGCCGATTGTATAAATGAGTCTCGTCGAAAACGACCATTGACTCTCGGCCGCCATCCTTTGAGCTATTGCTCGCGGTCGACGGTAGGATTTCGCCGCCGCCGGGTAAAAAAATTCTTGTCAATCCCGCTGCGTCGCGGGGCAAACCTTGAGAAAGCGGGCCCTCGGTCAAATTGAAATGCACATTGTCGTATGTGTTACCGGCCTGGCCCTCTTCCGTTGCCAAGCATCGAATAAAAGGCGCGGTTACTTCAACACCGACCGGCTCGCCTTTGCTATACATGTATAGCAATCCGTTTCGCTCGTAAGTTTCGCCGCCCTCGGCCCAATGGTCGAAACGTGCCGGGCCCATCGCCTCGAATAAGACAATAAAGCCGGCTAGCTCGGATTTTGCGCGACCTTTGGCGCGAGAAATAAAAGCGCTGTCGTAAAGTCGGCGGCCCTCATCATCGAGGGCGTACACGTCAACGACGAAAGCGGTAAATTCGTCGTCAAGCGTTACCGGTTGGCCTTGCACATCGCCGGGGCCATGTATGCAAAAATTTTCTATCCACCAAACCGCTAACCAACCCAAAGAGCGGGTACGGTCGTGCTCGGGTGCTCGAATAAGCTCACGCATCTAACAATCGTTTACGTCTCTCGTCAATGTCGTTTACGATTGCTAACTCTACCGGCTCGTCTTCGACATCAATGTAACGTATCCGCAAATCTCTGCGCGCGTCTACGGTCGTACCAATGATTTTTTCGCGCTGCCGTAATTCTGACATTGCCGAAATGACACCGGTCACCGCTTGCGCGTGAACTAAAGCGGTATCAAGACAAAAAGCCCAATCGGATGGCGACCACAAAACGCAATGAGGCATCGTCGTAACGGTTTGCCACCATTCGACGGTTTGCTCTGGCATGGGGAAGACGGTCAAGTCTCCCGCCTTATTGATAACCTCGCGGGTTTCGGGTAGTTCGGGTCGCGGGCCGCTGTAGGGGATATTGTCGACATCTACCCAATCAATTGTTGGTTTGTGTCGGGTTACCGTTGGTCGGTCGCTTGGCTTTGTGCCTCGCATTACCATAATGCACCTCGTCTCGAGCG